ATATCTACGCTATCGTCTTCGTGCGTTCCTACTTTCAAGCCGCCGCGTTTAAGGCCCGGAACCGGGTTATAAACCGAACCGTTAAACGTATGCGCCAAATTGTCGGAAGTCATAAAATAATTACGATACGTTCCGACGAATTCGAACAGTTCAAAAGGCGCACTATCGCTTAAACTTTTTTCTTTATCGTCGTAATCAGACATATTAAGGTTCCGCCGTTCTAATGGAAAGATTCAACAGGCTTTCAAGCCCGTAATGTTTCCATTCTATCTTATCATCGTTCAAACGAACAGGTAACAAATACGAAATGCGCGAAACGTTGCGCCAGCCTGCGCCAGTTGGAAGCGGCGTCGTTAAAAGAATAATCGTATTCGAACCCGTTACGCTTGCGCCTGTTATTTGCGTTCGATGAATGCCGGAAGCTGTTTCGATTTCGATATAGCGATGCGTAATAATCGGCCAAATCTTTTCGGCGTATTGCGTGCCTTCGATTGTGTATGTCGTCGTTGCATCCGAAGGCGCGACGGCCAATTTCATATCGTCGCGATATGTGGGCATCCAGAATTTGCGCGCTTGGCCCCGGCAGTATGCAAAGACTGTTTTCCAATAGTCCATTTCGTCGGGCGCTTTGATACGATTTACTTTAAAAGTTCGCGGCCCGCCGATGCGGCTATAATCCCAACGCGAAATAATATCCGGCAATCCGGTTTGATTGTCGATTGAAACTTGGCCGGTCGAAACTTCGTCTTTAACCAATTCGTCGGCAAGCGGGCGTTTATCTACGACAGGCGAACCAAGGAAAGTCGGAAGCGTTACGGCGGAACCTGTACGGGTAAGCGCCGAACGTTGCCGAATCATCTTGCAAATAAGCGTCGTTTCTGCGGCCTGATTTACGGCGTAACGGTCGATTGAAGTTTGGTTGTCAATAAGTGCGGGCGAACCCGGCATGATTAAAGAATTTGCCGGAATATCGGCAACAAGTGGCGAACTTACAAGACCGCCGCTTGCGTTAAGCGTCTTAACTTCGACAAGAATTGCGGTAACTGGCGTTTGAATTAAGACGTAATCGCCCGCGCGAATATCCGTTTGCGTTCCGTCGAAATAAACTTGAAGGCTTCCGCTTGCACTTGCTGCGGTCGTTCGCGTCGCATATTGAAATTCAGGAATCCAAAGCCGCCCGACAGACGAAGCCAAATCCGAATAAAAGCGACGGATTGATTCGCTAGAATCGAATTTAACTTTCAAATTCAATTCGACGCGCGGCATTTCGCCCCGAAGTGCTATACGCTGTTCGGTTCCATCGGTTGCAATCATCAAATCCGACAACCATTCCCAAGTTTCATTAACCGGAACTTCGGGCACAATATCAAACTTAACGGCCCGCTTTCCGGTAATCAGAATCGGCAACGGGTCAGTAACGTTAGAAAAATCAAATTGGACTTCGACGTTAATATTTGGCGGGCCGCTTGTCCCTACGGTAATATCGTAAGTTAATTCTTGAAGCGGCGGCATAGCATACGGCGTTGCTTGGCCCGAAATTTCAATGCCAACCGGATTCGAAACCAAAATGTCGGAAAGTTGCGCCGTAGTTTCAGGCCATGCGTTCCAAACTTTAAATTGGCGTGTTTGCGACGACGCTACGGTTTGCAAATCCAGTTTAAGCGGCGAAACATGAACGCGAAAATAATAGTCTTGAAAAAACGATTGTTGAACGTTGCCCACAATAGGCCAACGGTTCGACGGCGCGATTCGATAAGCCGAACGACCGCCGCGCAAAGTCGTATCGCGCGGGTCATAAATAGCCGGGTTATATTCAGCGGGCGTAAGTTCGTTTAGTTCGGCTGAAATATTCGAACTTGCGTCGCCATAAATGAAGCTTTGCGCAGCTAAAAACGTTCCGATTCTTCCGGCCATGTTTTAAGTTCCAGTGTATCGAATAGCGTAACCGAATGTTCCGCTATGCGTTGCGCCCGTACTCCAACCAACCCCGTTTCGAACTGTCGAATCTTTACGATAAAACGGGTAGCATTTCCATTGTTCCGCGCCGAACGTAATAATTTCTCCCGGAACAACGTTGTCGATTCGAAGATAACGGGCGTTCTTCGGATTGGCGATAATGGTTACGCCGCCGCTTGAACGAAGCGCCACCGGCTTAATCGGAAGAAGTACGTTCGCATTATTGTAAAGGTTCGGCAATTGCTGCAACAAACTTCCGACTTGCGAACCGCCGCCGCGATAACCAGTAAGCGCAGCCGAACCGCTTTGCCCGCTTCGCCAAGGCGTTGCATCAAGGCCGGTATGAACGAAACTTGGAAAATACAACCCGCCTTGCGTCGGATTATCAAAAAACAATCCGCAGCCGTAACCATCAACAGGGACGGTTCCTACGTTTTCCGGCCAACTTGCCAGCATAGATACTTTAAAACCGTAGTTTGTGCCATCGGTTAAATCTTGGTCGCTTCGTTTAGCGCCTGTAAACCATGCGCCCGTACCGCCGATGCCGGGAACGTCGGATTTACCGAACGAAAGTTGTTGGTAAAAATCCGAATTGTAATTGATAATACAATAAACTTCGTCGGGGTTCGTGAAAAGGTGAATTTCGTAGTTAATCGGAAACGAAATAACGTTGCCGTTATTACTGCAAATCTTCGCGCCGTAGTTCGAAGGCGGTTGCCCGTTTAGCGTCGTTCCTGTTTGGCTTGTTCCGCCGAAAATTTTAAGTTGGGCGTATCCGCCTAAAGTATCGGCGACAAGTTGAAAGAAACAACCGTTCTTCGACAAAATGCCGCTTGAAAGCGTCCAACCGTTCGCCGTGCAAGCGTTTTCAATTGCCGTTTTCAAATCCGCAAAACTTGCGGCGCTTCCTGTAATGTATGCCATTATTTCATTTCCAATGCGATAAAGTCGCGCCAAGAAGTACGATAGACGTTTTGCAGCATGACAAACGCCCGCCCGCCGACGGCCCGGATTGCATCGACGGCTTGAAGTACCGTCATCCCGGTTTGGTCGATTGTAGAACTTCCGCCCTGTTGAACAACGTTTTCGACGCCGTTGTTAAAACCGGAACAGAAATAAACCCCGTCGAATTCGCCCCAAACATTCGAAGGAGAATTGTTCGAAGATTGTTGCGAAAGAATGATAGGTTCAATTTGATAATATGTATCGGCTGGAACAAGCGTCGAAGTTCCTTGCGCGCCTGCAAGTGCGTAATTTACACCGCTTGCGTTTGTAAAAGGCCAGCAACTAGGCCGAACCCAATTGCCCGCTTGGTCGCGCTGATAAAGTCGGTTATTCGTCGTATCGTAGTAATAGCCCGGATACGGGAACGATTGCGAAGTATTATCGAAGCGGATTGCTTGCGAAAGCGTAAGCATCGAACCAACGACAAGCGGCGAAGGATATTCGCCGGGGCGCGCATACGGAAAGAACTTGCCGACGTAAAAATGTTCATAAACCGGCGTACCGACTTTGAAACAGCCGACAATGCGTTGCGCGTTTGCGGTTATGAAATACGTTATCGCGTTATTGTGGGCAGGCGTTGCGCTAAATTGCGCGCCCGGTTGTGTTTCGAAACTGTTTCCGCTGATATAGCCGGTAAATACGCCGCAATTCAAATTGTAATAGTCGCCGCCAACGCTTTGATAAGTTTTAAAACCTACAAAGATTTCTTCGGCACCGGACAAACCAACGCCTTTCAAAATTAGTTCGCGGTCGGTTCCTGTATTGACGTAACGAAGCGTAGTCCATCCGTTCGCTTCGGCCAAAGTTTTGATAATTCCCAAAATTTGATAATGGCAATCATCGCCGCCGCCCTTCGTTACTGTTCCGATTGCGTAACCCATTATTTAACCCCTACAATTTTCGCAACCGTCGAACCGTTTTGTTCGATGGTTTCAATAATAAATGCTTGACCTTCGGAAGATTTCAAACCGGCCAAGGCGGCTTCTTTCGATTGTACCACTACGGCATTAAAAGGAACATTGACAATCGGCGCGGGCGCTGCGGCGGGCGCATTGCCCACACTAGCCGCCCCGGCCTGTTCGCCGTTCCGTTGCACGTTCGCCGCGCCAGCCTGCAAGGCTTGCAGATTCGCGACGCCAATTCGTGCCGTTGCGTTTGCGTCCATAACGTATTCGCGACCATGCACAACGCCAGCAACTTCATTAACGCCAATCGACCCGGTATAACCGCCGTCTTTAAATCCGGCGTTTTGGCTGCGGATTTGTTGAACGTTCGCCAAGCCTGCGGCAATAGCTGCGGCGGCTGCGGCTGCGCCCAACGCCGGGCCGACGTAAGGAATCGAAGCCATCGCAGCGTATGCGCTTGTTGCGCTTTGGTAAGTCGAAATCATGGCTTGCGCAATTGCGGCGGCTTTGCCAACTGCGGCCATTTTCTTGTTACCGGACTTTTGCAACGCGGCCAAGTTTCCGAAAAAGCTATTTGCCGCGTTCAAATGCACGTTTTGGCGCTGCAATTCAATTTGCATTGAAGCCGAAGCGTATTCCTGTTCGGTAATTAAGCGTTCGTCATACATGCGCTTAATTTGGTCGTTATACGTTTGATACATTGCCAATTGTGCGTCAATATTGCTTTGGAAGTTCGTTGTATCGACGCCCATTCCTTGTAGCATGGAATTAGTCGCGTTCGCTTGGTCGCCTGCGGTAAAACCCGACGATTGATTAGCGCGAAGATTTTTAATCGCGGTCAATTGGTCGATAAAGGCTTGGCGCTTGGTTACGCTGGCATCCATTAGCGCGGCTTCCTGTTGGGAAACGGCGTTTAGTTGCTGAATAACCGTAAGCTTTTCGCGAAGTGCGGCGGTTTCCGCTTGTGTCAGTACAACGCCCTTTTGCAAAAGGTCGTTACTGATTTGCATAATTTGCTGTTCGACTTCGCGTTGTTTCGGCAACATTTGCAACAACGTTTGTTGCTGTTCTAGTTCCTTGTTGTACTGATAAAGCGGGTCGGTCGCTTGCTTATAAGCTTCGCCCGCTTTGGTAATTTGTTGGTTATATTGCTGTTGCGTAATAACGCCTTGCGACAACAGCTTTTGCGCTGCGGTAAGATTGGCGTTATAGTCGCGTTGCGGCCCTACGGCTTCTTCGTAAATTCTATCGTAAGCTTGTTGAATATCCTTCGCTTCCTGAATCGCTTTAATCTTTTCTTTGATTGCGGCGGCTTCGTCTTGCGAAAGCTTAATTTTCTTACCCAACAACTGTTCTTCGATTTGGTCGAACCGGGCTTGCGCTTCGCGTTCCGGCTTCAACATATACATACGCGACAATTCGTTATCAAGTTCGGCGTTAATTTTGGCAAGCGCAGTTGCGCGCTTTTCCGCAGCCTTGGCGGCTTTTTCGTCGATAGCGTTAGGCGTCAAGTTCGGGCCAGTACCGCGCAAGGCCGAACCTTGACCTTCGGCGGCGCGGCGTGCTGCGCTTATTTCGCGTGAACGCTTTTCGATTGCGCCGACTGCGTTTCCGACAAAATCAGTATTGAAGGCTTCGGCGAAAGACTTTTTAACAGTTCCGGCCAAATCCGAAGCCGCGCCGGTAACTTCCATTTTGTATTTATCCAAAGAAATCGACAAATCGCCGTCGAAAATCTTATCTAAGCCCAAAGCTTCCGCGCCTTGATTCGCAAGCGAAGTAATTTTGTTAATACCTTCAAGCGCGCCATTTACCATTTTTTCGGTAATGCCGACGACAAAGTTAAGCGCCATTGCGAAAATATCGCGCATGGCTGCGGGGAACAATTGCCAGCCGCCGACAACCGCGTTATAAGCGCCGACCCAAAGACCGATATAACTATTAACAACAGTCTTCGCAAATTGAACGATTGCGCTTCCGATATTGCGGAACTTTTCGCCCATGCCGTCGGTTTTCGAATTAACGAAGTCGATTGCGATATTCCAAGCCGTTTTAACAAATCCGGCAAGAACGCCGAAACCGTCGGAAACAAACGACCAAACAGCAAGCGCCGTATCTTTCAACGTAACAAGCCCGTCGTCGGTAACTTTGATTTCGTCGCCAAACAATGCGATTGCGGCAACAGCGGCGGTAATGCCCACAACAAGC